AATAGGCACGGTCTATAAGGACAAGGAGCTAACCACACTCGCGAAGTTGGGGTTCACCCTCTTCACCGGTACGACGCCGCAATCGCCTTGGGGCTATCTCACGACCGCTCATCCGAGCGAGGCGCTCGGCTATGCCGGCATCGCGTACCTGGCGGTTGCGAACTACGATCTCGGCAGTTCCAATGCGCTGTCGCAGCACAGCTACGAGATTCAGGGGCAGCTCTGGAACACCGCGTCTTGGACGGGCGGCAACGATGCGGACATCGGTCTCGGCATTCAAGCCTATATTTCCGATCCGACCTGGGGCGTTGGCTTCGACACGTCGTTTCTGAACACGAACAGCCTGCTTTCGACGCCCGCTGCCACAACGACCGGCGACAATGCGTTCCAGACTTATTGCCAGGCGATGGGATGGGGGTTCTCGCCGATATTGGTCGATCAGGTGGCGGCCTCCGACACCATCAAGCGCTGGTGCGACCTGTTCAATGCTGCCCCCATCTGGACGGGCTATAATCTCAAGTTCCTGCCATACTGCACGGAAAGCATCACGGCCAACGGGGTGACCTATCTGCCAAGCTTTCCGGTGGCCTACGTCATCACTGACGACGATTTCCTCGGCGACGCGAGCGCTGATCCGATCAGCTTCGATCGAGCGGACCCGGCCGATTGCAAAAATCAGTTTCAGATCACCATCTCGAACAAGGCCAACCAGTACAACGACCTGCCCGTCATGTGGGAAGACCTGGCGCTGATCGACCAATATGGCGTCAAGCCGGACAGCGGCTTCGAGGCCAAGGAAATTACCTCCGAGACGATGGCGCAGCAGATGGTTGCGCTCTACGGCCAGCGCAACACCTATGTCCGCAATCGATTCGCGCTGAACCTCGGCGTCAATTTCATGCGCCTCGAGCCCGGCGATATCATCCAGGCGGTCGACCCGGTACTCGGGACGCTGACGCTGATGGTGGAGGAAATCACCGAGCAGGATGACGACAGCTTCGATATCGTCGCGTTTGAATGGAACGACAGCGTCACGCTGGCGCCGACGATCCCGACGCAATCGGTGGGCGGCACCAACGTCGACACCGGCGTCGCCGCAAGCGCGGTGAACACGCCGATCCTGTTCGAGCCGCCTTCGACCCTGGCCGGCACGCCGCAGGTTTGGGCCGCGGTCTCGGGCGGAAACGGGACCAGTGCCGATCCGCTCTGGGGCGGCTGCAATGTGTGGATCTCGACGGACAATGCGACCTACACGCAGATCGGCACGATCAATGAGCCTGCGCGGATGGGTGTCACTACGGCGTCGCTGGCATCCTATGGGGGCAGCAACCCGGATGCCGGACATACACTCTCGGTCAACCTCGCGGAAAGCGCCGGCGCGCTCATCAGCGCGAGCTCGGCGGCCGATGCTGCGGCGGGAGCGAACCTCTGCTATGTGGGCGGCGAATTCATCTCGCCGCAGACGGTCACGCCGACCAGCACCTATGCGTTTAACTGCACGAACCTTTATCGCGCGCTCTATGGCTCAACGGCCAGCACGCACGCCTCGGGATCGCCGATCGCCCGGCTGGACGGGAACATCTTCAAGTACGATTTGCCCGCGGCCTATATCGGCGTCACACTCTACCTGAAGTTCCAGAGTTTCAACGTATACGGCCTCGGCGTGCAGGACCTCTCGACCTGCACGGCATATACCATCGCCACGACAGGCGCTGGCTTCGGGACCGGCACGGCTGGCGCGCCGGCGACGCCGACGGGGCTCAGCGCGACCGCAGGCTATGCGCAGGTGGCGCTCAGCTGGACGGCAAATGCCGCGAACGACAATGTGACGGCCTATGAGGTGTGGCGCGCGAACGGGACGGGAGCATCGTTCGGCTCGGCGAGCAAGATCGCGACCGTTGCAGGGCTTGCCTATACCGATACTGGCCTGGCGGCTTCGACCGGCTACACCTATTTCCTGAAGGCGGTGAATATCGTGGGCCCGTCAAGCCCGACGAGCGGCGTCAATGCGACGACGAATAGCGTCGGCTTCGGCTCCTCGAATTGGGCGTTCAATGAACTGCCGTCCGGCTCGATCAACGGCAGCAACACGTCCTTTACGATCGCCCACACGCCTACGTCCGGCATTCAGCTTTACCTCAACGGCGTCCTGCAGCAGCCCGGCTCCGGGAAGGATTACACGCTCTCGGGCACGACGATCACCATGGCGGTTGCGCCGAGTTCCGGCGACATCCTGCTCGCTTCCTATCAATATTGAGGGGCTCCCGATGAAGTTTCTTCGCTTCCTGCTTCCGCTGCTGGCGCTCACCGCGTCGCCGCTGCTGGCACAAAGCAAGGTCAATCTCGGCACGCAGGTCAAAGGCACGCTTCCGGTTGCGAATGGGGGCACCGGCGCAACCAGCCTGACAGCGCATGGCGTCGTGCTCGGCAACGGAACGTCGGCGGCAAACGTCTCCTCGGCTGGGACCAGCGGTCAGCCCTTTCTGTCCGGTGGCGCGAGCGCGGATGGTGCCTATGGGGCACTTAATCTCTCCACCTCGGCCGTCACGGGCAATCTCAGTACCTCGCACTTGAACAGCGGCTCTAGCGCCTCGTCATCGACCTTCTGGCGGGGCGACGGGACGTGGGCGACGCCATCCGGAACCGGCGGCGGCGGAGGTGGCACATATACCGTGCCTTCGCTGGCTTCGTTCACGTGGGTAAACCAGAGCACCTCGACGGCCCTGCAATTATCAAGCAGCGGCCCAATTCTGATTACTACCCCGAGCACCACGTTGAATTGGCGCTTGTTGACGATTTCCGCGCCGTCAACACCTTATCGGGTGAGGGCTCTAATAAGGGGCATGGCGACCAGCGAAGCGGCGAGCACCGCCTGGACGAAGGGGTTATTCTTTTACGATGGCACCAATCTGGCCGGCATAGAGGCCTGCATCGGTTGTAACGGCACCGCCAGCCAGCGGACGCGCGTCGAAAAGATAAACAACGTCACCACCGATAACAGCACCGTCGCCAGCAACGATCCTTGGGGTGCCGCTCAGACCCGCAATGAGCTCTTTTGGGCGCAAATCCGGGACGACGGCACGACGCTGTATTTCGATACAAGCCTCGATGGCGATAACTGGATCAATCTTTCCAGCTTCACCCGCGCATCGTTTATCACGCCTACAAGCATCGGCTGGGGCGGCGGCTCCAACAACAATGGCATCTACGTCAGTCTGCTGGCCTGGACCGTCGATTCCAACGCCAACCTGAACTAGCCGCCGCTCCCCGCTTCCTCGCAACCAAGGAACCCAACGATGACCCTTCAATACGGCACGACGCTGCGCAACGCCCGGCAGGATCAGAATGAAACCACGATCGGCACCGCGCCCGTCATCCAGTTCCGCACCGGCGCGCCGCCGGCCAATTGCGGATCGGCCGATAGCGGCACGCTCATCGGTTCGATGACGCTTCCTTCCGACTGGATGGCCAATGCGTCCGGCGGTAGCAAATCCAAATCCGGTACATGGTCGATGACCACCTCCGCCGCCGGTCGCATCGCTCACGCGCGGCTCAAGGACAGCGGCCTGACCACCTGTCATATGCAATGGATCGTCGCCATGCCGTGGCAGGCTAGCTATGCCTATTCCACCGGCGACTATGTCACCAATGATAGCGGCAAGCTCTATAAGGCAACCGCTGGCGGCACGTCGGCCAGCTCGGGCGGTCCGACCGGTACTGGAGCCAGCATCACGGACAATGGTGTCACCTGGGCCTATCAGCAGGCCGCCGCGGACATGACGATCGATAATGCCGTCGTCGTGTCTGGACAGACGGTCAACGTCAGCGCCTTCCAAACCACTGACGGAAACCCATAATCGTCGTTTCCTGAGCAGAGAGAACCCGCAAGATGGCATCAGGCGACACACTGGTACAATTGTTTCCGAATGGCGCGGACGGGGCGCCGTCGACCAATCGTGCCGGCTCTGACACACGTAACGGTCACCCGATCCTCTCTTTCGATCAGACCACGCAGGAAAGCGCGATCTGGACCTTCATCATGCCGCGCCATTATGGCTCGGGCGGCATTACCATCACCGTTCATTGGATGGCGGCGACCGGAGTTACGACCGGGACTGTGACATGGGATGCCGCGCTTGAGCGCATGTCCGATGGATCGACCGTTCTAGACAGCGATAGTTTCGCGGCAGCTCAATCCTCGAGCGCGGTGACCGTCCCTGGCACATCTGGCATAGAGACCACGAGCACAGTCGCCATGACTGATGGTGCGCAAATGGACGGCGTGACGGCCGCGGATACAGCGCGGCTGCGCATAAGGCGCGTCATTGGCGGATCTGCTGCCGGCGATGCTCAGATCACGGGTGTGGAAATCAGGGAGACGTAGGAATGGCCTACGCCTTCAACGGAACCACCGATTACTTCAACAAAGCCTCGTCGCAGACCACGCTCCCCTTCACGATGGCGTGCTGGTTCAATCCCGATGACGTCGCCACGAACTATGCGCTCATGGCCAACGAAGAGAATGCGGCTACGTTCGAGCGATATAGCCTTCTCTGCCGCGGCGACCTTGCTGGAGATCCCGTACAGGCAGATGCGCGCAATCGGGCCGGAACCTCGGCGCAGGCCGCAACCACGACTGCGATTGTTGCCGCGACATGGCAGCACGCGGCAGCTGTATTCACATCCACCACAAGCCGCACGGCATATCTGAATGGCGGCGGCGCCGGATCTAATTCCACGTCGATCACAATTGCAAATGCCATGAATAGCTTGGATGTAGGGCGCCGTTTGTTTGCTGCTGCTTCGGCAAATTTCTTCAAAGGTAAAATTGCCGAACCAGCGATGTGGGCGGCAGCGTTGACGGCCGATGAGATACTCGCTCTCGCAAAAGGATACTCGCCCCTTCTGATCCGCCCGTCGGCGCTTGTCTTCTACAGTCCGCTTATTCGCGATCCGATCGACTATAGGGGAGGGGCGCTCACGACGGGCGGTAGCCCAGCGTTCGCAGATCATATCGCAACGATCATGCCGCGCGCTCCCATCGTCGGGCGAACCCGCGTTGCAAGAGCAAATCTCTTCCTCACCGAGGGCGCAGATACAGTTGGCGC